CCTGACCACCAGCACCGACGCGCGTCACCCATGTCACTGTACCGGCCGTTGAATACTTGGCCAAAAAGGCGTCGTTCGACGCACTGGTACCTGACAAAGACGTGGGTGTCCCGGCTGCGTTGTACACCCCGAGCGTACCTGTAGTGTTCCAAGATCCAGAGACGAGCACCGACGCATCGGGGCTCGACGCGATACCAGTCGAGTTGACGGTGGCCGCCGCCACGCCAATCTTTGCAACCCACTGGGCAACACCGGCGTGTGAATACTTGGCGACGTATCCATCACGCGTGCCGACTGCCGCGAGCGAAAGGGTTGTCGTTCCGTCGGCATTATAAAATGCCGGCGAGCCAGTGTAGTTGCCCGTGATATAAACGCCCTCGGAATCGCTCGTCACGCCGAGTCCCGAACAGGTGGCGCCCGCCTTGGCGACCCATGTGACGTACTGGCCAAACGTGCCATACTTTGCGACGAACATGATCGTTCCACTCGGGGCACTCAGTGTCACAAAGTTTCCATCGACGTTGACAAAGTATGCAGTCGGTCCAAAGATTGGCGTGAACGTCCCGACGACGTACACGCTCGTCCCTTGGACGGCCAGCGCATTGACGACGACACTTCCGGCACCCAACGCCGTGAGCACGACCGTGCTTGCGAGTGTCGACGTCTGATCGTACACAGCAAGGTAGCTGTCGGGTGAGCCACCGTACCACGGGAAGAGTGGTCCGTTGCCAAACTGAATGTCATTCCCCTGAAATGTACCGCCGACATAAAAGTTGCCCGACGAATCAAACGCAATCTGTTGAGGTCTGGTGGTCGGCACGCCCTCAAGCGTCCCGGTCGACGCACCGATGCCACCGATGCCGACCGTCGCAAGAACGTTTCCAGACAGGGGACGAGCACCCACTGTGGCGACGGTTGCAGTCGACGTGTAGATCCACCGATTGTCCGGCTGGAACATGGTTTTGAACGACGGGGACATGAAGCGGAGACCACCGATTCCATTTTCGACCCGAAACACGTTGTAGGTCCGGGCGTAGACGCGCGTCACGGTGTTTGCAGTGACGGACGGCGTCGACACCTGAATGTCTCGGATGCGAGCAAGGTTGACGCTCCCGGCCACTCGGTTGTTCGCCTCTGGATCCTGTGAAAATGACACGAGCGTCATTGTTCGCTGCGGCATGGATGAATGATACCGGTACGGCTCGATCGCACGGGCCGTCCAGTCAAACACCTTTTCGTTGTTAAACCTGATTTCGACCGGCGTCAGTTGATTGTAGACGTAGGGCCCCGTACTCACGGACGACTGGTTCACCATGAAGAACTCCTTGGTCGGACCGGCAATTTCGAGCCCGAAGCGCACTTCCGGCGACTGGGTCAGTGACGTCTGGCTCACGATGTACTCGCGGGCCTCGATTTCACTCTTGTCAGGCATGCGGACATAGTCGACGATGATCGACGTCTGGAGTGACGACGGTGCAATTGCGATCGACGTATCCTGTCTGAGAACGTTCGGCGTTCCGAACGGAAAGCTGTAAATGTACCGGCCGTCAAACACGTTGATGTTGAACGCGCCCGATGTAACCACGGCAGTTCGTCCACCGGCTGACGTTGCACCGGTTCCGTACTCGAACCATTCGTAGGATGACGCGGACGTGAATGACGTGGCTGTGTTGTACCGCAAAAATACGCCATTCCCACTGACCGTAATGTACTGGCCGTCAAATACCGGTGATTTGAACGCTGCGGTGTTTGCACCGGCGTACACCACGCTGAGCAGCACGAACGAGTCCCATGCGCCCGCCGTTGCAAACGTGCCGCGCGTATCGTACCGGATCCATCGGCTCGTCGTCACGTCCGACAACCAGTACACATACCGGCCGTCAAATATCGAGGCGCTCAGGTTTTGCTGAGAAATGCTCAGCACCGAGTTGTAGTTGAACGCGGCCCATGAACCCGCGGTTGTGAATGCGGCGTTCGTGTCATACCGGATGATGAGCGTGTTTTGGTACTTGTCGGCAAAGTAGACGTACCGGCCGTCGAACGTCGGTGTCACCTGAAGATTGATGTTGACTGCGACGACACCCGTCACTTTGAGATCAATCGTGTCGACGCTGAGACTCTGCGTGTCGAAGCGATACACGGTGTTGTAGGCACCGGCGGCGTCGTTCGAACCGGCGTATGCGTAAATGTACCGTCCGTCAGTGCATGCCACGCGTCGAGGTATGCCGGCAGGGAACACGACGTACGATGACGTCAGGAACGTCGCGAGTGTCTGTGTCGTCGCGATCGGCACAGACACGATGTACTGATCGGTCGACACCGCAAACACTTCGCCGTTGATGACAAAGCTCGCCTCGAACTGCGCATTCGGACTCACGTCACCCATCTGAACAAACGTCGGAGCGACAAAGGGTACCCTTGGATTCACGAGCCCGAACATGTTGTACGAAAAGACGTAGATGTACGTGCCGTCAAACACCGCCGTGTTTGAGTACAGGGTCGGGAAGACGGGTGTGACGGTTGACGACGCGCTGTTCAGGAACCCGTAGCCGCTCAAGGGAACATCGGTCGCCGTCAGACGCGAAAACTGTTCGAACGCCACGCGAACCTTTACATCCTGACGGTACAAATCCCGGATCGGCAAAGCCATTTCGGGCGAGAATGGCAGCGTGATGTAGTACGTCCGGGGAATCTGTGCCGTGCTCGTGTCACCCTTGCCATTGAGCAGCAGCAGCGCCGCCTGATTTTCGTACTGAACCTCGAGATCCTGGCGAATTTCAATGTACTCACCAGTCACGACATCGAGCGTCTGACCGCCGACCAAAAACTCTGCCGTTCGAATGAGATATGTGCCGACCGAATCGACATACGTCAGACCGACCGGTGGTGTAAACCCAGGGACCCACCCACCTTGCTCGAGCGTGAACGGCGCCTGGAGAGTGGTTGTCGCCGCGTAGGTGACAATGCCGGATGTACCCAACTTTGTGCCGAGCTTGTCGTCAAACCCGAAAAAGGCGGTTTCGGTCGCCAGGAATCCGATGCGTGCCACGCTCGCCGCGAGGGTAAAAGTCAGACGATCGACCCCATTGTACGTCACGGCAGTCAGGTATGCCGACACGGGAAGCCAGGTCAGAACGGCCGATGAATAAAAAGGCTGGTTCGACCGAACCTGTAAAATCTCCAGCACATTGCCAGACGAATCGATGATATAGATGTACGGCTGGAACGTGGCTGAGCTGACAGGGTAGCACCACCCGGGCTTGCGATAGAAGAGGGCGGGCAACGTACACTTGAGCGTCATCTTTTGAATGAGATCACCCTTGGTCGGAAGCGTGCACGTGACGGTCGATCCGAAAAAGACGTTCGACGTGTCGAACGGCACCTCGTACGATTCGAGTACGTAGGGTTCACGTTTGCGATACAGTGTCAGAAAGTACGTCTGTTTCGGCATCCCTGTGAGCCACACGTCTTGCTCACCACGCGCTGCAAGTCGAATGCTGGCACTCGACATGTCCTACATGTAGGCAATGGTTTTTTACGGCGCGACACAGGCGCTCTGGAAAAATACCTCGAACTAGTAGTGAAATGGCGGCAAATTTGCAGCTCAGGAAATTTGACCCCAGCACAATCGCGGACGACAAGGTGTGTGTCTTCATCGGCAAGCGTGGCACTGGTAAATCGACCCTCGTGACTGACATCATGTACTACAAGCGACACTTGCCGGTCGGGATCGTCATGTCAGGCACGGAGGACGGGAACCACTACTACAAACAGTTTGTGCCCGACCTGTTCATCTACGGCGACTATAACAAGTCGGCGATCGAAAAGGTGCTCGCCCGTCAACGAACCATCGTCGGCTCGGGACGCAAGACGGGTGCTTTTCTGCTCATGGACGATTGCATGTACGACAAGGCGTTCATGAAGGATACGTGCATCCGGCAATGCTTCATGAACGGCCGTCACTGGAAACTCTTTTTCATGCTGACGATGCAGTACTGTATGGATCTGTCGCCTGATCTGCGTGCCAACGTCGACTATGTGTTTGTCCTGCGTGAGAATGTCATCCAGAACCGCGAGCGGCTGTACAAGTCATTCTTCGGCGTCTTTCCGACGTTCGACATGTTCTGCCAGGTGATGAACGCCTGTACTGAAAACTATGAGTGTCTGGTCCTGGACAACACGAGCAAATCCAATCGGATCGAGGATTGCGTGTTCTACTACAAGGCGCCAATTCGTACGGGGTTCCGCATCGGTTCAGACGCCATGTGGCAGTATCACGCCAAAAACTACAACCCGAAACACCCACCGGCGCTTCAATCAACATCTGGAACACCTATGGTCAAGAAGGGGTCGTCGACATTCACAATCAAGAAGGTCTAACGGTTTTTTTCACGGTCATTAATAAATGCTCCGCCGATCTACGTCCGCTCCAGCTCGTCTCGGTCGCTCCCCTTCAGCGATCAACCAGTTGGCTCTCATGCTGGCAAACCTGCGTCTTGGCGCATCACCCATGAACATAAACAACCCGCGTAAGCGTCGTCGCAGCCCGACAGTTCGTCGGTCGCCCGGTGGAGCTCGCAAACGCACTCGTCGTTAAGTACGCGCCCCAAGTCGCTAAAAAGACTCTCGCCGTGAATCAATGGAGAACATGGATTTTGGCTCAGGCGGTTCTACCATGATTCAGTACATTCCGACGGTTGACGATCTTCCTCCGCAGCAGCAGACACTCGATCGTCAAATGGGGTCGAACACTCGATCGGAACCGGTCGGACGCGGCGAGGTTCCTCCGGCCGGCCCCGGTGCAATTCCGCTTTTCCAAGACGAAAAAACTTCTGACCAGAATAATAACATGATGGATTTCTCGAGCTCGATCGCCGATGTTATGCCATCTGCTTCGTTTGACGATGAAGGTGATCGCTCACCAGGTGGCGTCAACTCGTCCACGTACGTTTCGCCGACCAACAACCGCGTGACGGCCGTGAGCCCGGGTATGATTGGCGCTTCGCCGTCGAAGAAGTCTGGTAACCCTCTGGGACTGACTGATGAGCAGTTCCAGGCGGCTGTGGCAGGTCTGGTGGCACTGGCGGCATTCTCCAAGCCCGTCCAGGACAAGTTGGCCGACACGATCCCCAAGTTCATGTCCGAGGCGGGTGAAATGTCCACGACCGGTATGGCGGTGACTGCCATGCTCGTCGCGGTTCTGTACTTTTTCGCGCTCAAGTTCCTGAAGAACCAGGTTTAAAGTGACATACACACCATGCATAAATCGTTCGGGTCCCTCCCGACACATTTATGTAGTAATTTGACCGCCGCAGTACGTCATCGGCGCGCTCTGTGCTGAAATCAGACCGAGGTTTGCACAAAGGAGCCGCAAGTCTTTGAAGCTTTGCCAGTACGCATCCGAGTGATCGTATTCAGGAACAGTCATGTGTGCAAGCTCATGGATGAGCACGTGCATCGCTGCATCGAGCGACCCCTCTGCATCGATGCACATGTATATCTCGTAGCCCTTGTTGACATTGTAGCCGATCGTGCCGCTCGTCATACGAGACGAGTCGATGCCGGTCAGCAGCGGTTCGTGACGCCGAAGCACCTCGAAGCGCTCATCAATCTGCCGCGTTTGGCGCAGATGGGTCAACAGGACGTCGTACCGATCACGGACATCCGTGAGCATCTTCGGTTCTTTAATAGATGCGATGGCCCAGGCGAGCAAGATGAGCAGCGTGCAAATGAGGGTGATGTCGATCAAGTTCACCTTCATATCTACTCTTTGCGTTTGAAAATAAACGTCGAGTAAATGTCCGAAATCAGGCCGGTGCTGGTGTTCAGCATGGGACTCCACCGCTCGAGTTTAAACCACGGGCGCAGGGCGTGCTCGAGCAACGCCCGCGAAATGATCGGCTCAGTCTTGGCACCATCGGCATAAAATGGTCCGTCGACCAGTCGTACTGAAATGTGACTCGAGTCGACCGTCTCAACCGTATTTCCCAACGTGTCCGGTGATGTAAACTCGGTGATCCGCGCCTTGTCTGGGGTGATCCCGATGAGGTATCCACCGGGCTTGACGGCCCGGGCAATCGCCTTGGCCGATTCGCCGAGCGCCTCGACAATGTAGTGAATCGAAAAGTTGTAACAGACGACGTCAAAGTTGTTGATGTGGACATCCCGAATGTCCCCGTGAATGAGTATGACCGGAAGGCCCATGTCATCAGCCCGCCGTTGTGCCTCGACGAGCGACTCTTGATCGGGGTCGACGCCGACAATCCTGAGCGCACCAGCCACCTTCCACTTGTGCCAGTCGCCGCCTCGACCGCACCCACAATCGAGCACGATGTTACCCGGGCGTACAATGCCCAGAATGAGCTCACGCTTCTTCTGATTATGCAGACGACGTAGGGTTTCCATTGCGCGTCTGCGGTTTTTCACTTAAAACAAAAGGGCGTCTACTGTTTATATGGCGTCTGGTGGCATGCTCGAGCAGGATTTCCTGACTGTCCCCGGTCAGGTGTACGCACTCATCTCCATCGTCGGCCCGGATCAGCCGCAGAAGAATGAGAAGCTGGGTATGAAGATTCGCGGTTGCTTCCCGACCAAGGATGAGGCGGCTGCGCACGCCAAGCGCCTCCAGAAGGAGGATGCGCTCGTCGACATTTACGTGGTCGACATGTACAAGTGGCTGTTGATTCCCCCGGACCGTGACCAGATTGACGACGTGCACTACCAGAACGAGAAGCTCGAGGAGATTATGTCCAAGTATCGCGAGAACCAGCGCGACGCGGCGTCCCACTTTGAGAAGCGCAAGCGCGACATGATGGCCAAGCCGATCA